TTTTAGTTTTGCATTTGCTGTACTAAAAGGAGTTCCAGAAGCATTTGACTGGGACCTTGATGAAGAGGAAAACTATGAGTGATAATTTAAACATTACAGTTGACCAAGTTAATAACCCTTTGCACTATACATCAGATCCTTCTGGTATTGAGTGTATTGAGATTACTCGCCATCGCAATTTTAATATAGGTAATGCTTTTAAGTATTTGTGGAGAGCAGGACTTAAAGATGAAGCAAAGACTATACAAGATTTAGAGAAGGCAATCTTTTATATTAAAGATGAAATTAATAGATTAGAAGGCAAGTATGTCAACTGAAGATGATTTAGTAAAGCACCTTGACCAAGTTAATCAGGTTGTTGAAGAATACTTAAAGGGTAATGACCCAACAGTAATCTCAAAGCAACTTGCTATTCCAAGACAAAAAGTTGTAACACTTATAAATGAGTGGAAGGTAATGGCTTCTGCTAATGACGCTATTCGTGCTCGTGCTAAAGAAGCACTTGCAGCAGCAGATACACACTACAGCAAGTTAGTATCTCGTACTTACGAAGTTATTGATGAAGCATCTATGACTAACAATCTTAGTGCAAAGACTGCTGCAATTAAACTTGTTATGGACATTGAATCAAAGCGTATCGATATGCTACAAAAGGCTGGGCTTCTTGAGAACAAAGAACTTGCCGAAGAGATGGTTGAAATTGAACGCAGACAAGAAGTTTTGGTTGGAATTTTAAGAGATATTGCTTCTGAGCATCCAGAGGTTCGTGACCTAATCATGCAAAGACTTTCTGCTGTTGCAAGAGAAGGAGAAGTGATTACCGTTGTCCACGATGTTCAATGAGTTTTTTGAGGTACTAAAAGAAAATCACTTTATAGAAACTCCTGTAGATGCAAAAACATTTGTAGAGTCTCCAGACTATCTTGGGCAGCCACCACTATCTGATATTCAGTATCAAATTGTAGAAGCAATGAGCCAGATATATAAGAAGGAAGATCTGCAGACTTTGCTGGGGGATACTGCTGGAGAAGCATACTATAAAAAGTTTACAAAGAATGAAATCATCTTGCAACTTGGTAAGGGTAGCGGTAAGGACTTCGTATCTACAGTAGCGTGTGCCTATGTGGTATATAAGTTGCTATGTCTAAAGGATCCAGCAGTGTACTATGGAAAGCCTGCGGGAGATGCTATTGATATTATTAACGTTGCTATTAACGCTCAACAGGCTAAGAATGTTTTCTTTAAAGGTTTTAAATCTAAGATTGAAAGATCACCATGGTTTGCAGGAAAGTATAATCCAAAGGCAGACTCAATTGATTTTGATAAGTCTGTAACAGTTTACTCTGGTCACTCAGAGCGTGAATCACATGAGGGTTTGAACTTGTTTATGGCAGTTCTTGATGAGATCTCTGGTTTTGCATCTGAAGTTGGTACTGGTAATGAGCAAGGTAAGACTGCTGAAAATATTTACAAAGCATTTCGTGGTACGGTAGATTCTCGTTTTCCTGATCTTGGTAAGGTTGCACTGCTATCGTTCCCTAGATATCAAGGTGACTTTATCTCACAAAGATATGAATCCGTTATTGCAGAAAAAGAAACAATAGAGCGTAAGCATAAGTTTATTATTAATGAAGACCTTCCACATGATGACCCAGGAAATCAGTTTGAAATTTCGTGGGATGAAGACACCATCATCTCATACAAAATACCAAAAGTTCTAGCATTCAAAAGACCTACATGGGAAGTAAACCCAACCCGTAAGATTGATGATTTTAAGATTGCATTTTATACAGACCTTGGTGATGCAATGATGCGCTTTGCATGTATGCCAACATATGCGTCAGATGCTTTCTTTAAAGATAAAACAAAATTAGAAAAGGTCATGACACTTAGAAACCCACTAGACCAGTTTAGAAGGTTTGACGAGTCATTTAAACCAGATCCAGATAAGATTTATTATTTGCATGCTGACCTTGCACAAAAGCATGACAAGTGTGCTATCGCAATTGCACATGTAGATAAATGGGTTAACATTCAAGTTATCAAAGACTATGAGCAGGTAGCCCCTATGGTTGTGGTTGATGCTGTTGCTTGGTGGGAGCCAAAGTCTGAAGGTCCAGTTAACCTTTCGGAAGTAAAGCAATGGATTATGAATTTGCGGAGACAGGGATTTAACATTGGAATGGTCTCTTTTGACCGATGGCAGTCATTTGATATTCAAAATGAATTACAGGCTGTTGGTATGAGAACTGAAACTGTTTCTGTTGCTAAGAAACACTATGAAGATTTAGCAATGATGATTTATGAAGAGCGTGTAGCGCTTCCTATGATTCCATTATTGTTAGAGGAAATGTCTGAGTTAAAGATTATGAAGGGGAATCGTGTTGATCACCCCCGCAAGAAATCTAAAGACTTAGCGGATGCTGTATCTGGAGCGGTATTTGGTGCTATATCACATACTCCAAAGACTACTAATACAGTTATTGAAGTACATACTTGGTCTGCTTCTGCTGCTCAACTTGCCCAGAAGAAGAGAAGTATGATAGAATTAGATTCTAGGGAGATGACGGACGATGTTCGTGATTTCCTAGATAAATTCAATTTATTATAAAACAACAAGGAGAAAGATGAATTCATTCAAGAAAATTGCCCTAGGTCTTGCTGCAGCGATGACCTTTGGCGTTATGTCAGCGCTTCCGACAAGTGCTGCTGTAATCGCACCAACGCTAACGATTGATTCTGCTACAGACACAATCACCGCTGGTGAGACTGCTACAGCGGTAGTAACATTGTCATTTATTTCGGAAACAGCAGCAGACACAGCGACTGTGCTATCTGCTATTTTCACACAGCCATCAGGCTCAAACAAGTCAGCAACACTCTCACTGCTTGAAACAACAACTTCTACAGTTGCAATTGCAGCAGGTGGACTTTCAGCAGATGTTAACTCAACAGTTGGTACACCAGGATATGTAACTGCAAAGTTTACAGTTTCATTGGTTGCTCCATCAGTTGCTGGTACATATGAGGCACGTATTCTAACAACTCGCCCAGCAACAGGTCCATCAGTTGCATGGACAGTAACAGTTAAGGCAGCAGATATTACACCTTCTGCAGCAACAACAACTTCAATTCTTAACCGTGGTGAAGTTACTACAGCAACAGCAGATGATTCTGTGTTTGCTCCAAAGGCTACTTCTACAGATGCAGCAGCAGTAATTGTTGTTACACCTAAGAATGCAGCAGGCGGATCGGCAACTGAATCAATTCTTGCAACAGTTTCAGGAACAGGCTTGATTGGTTATGGCACAAACGCTACAACTATCTCTGCTCTTGGTCGTGCATTGGTAATTCCTACAGGAAATCACATTGGTGTATTTGCTGACGGTACAGCAGGAGTTGGAACAATTACTCTTACAACACTTACAGGTACAGTTCTTGCAACAGAACAGGTAACATTCTATGGTGATATCGCAACAATCGTTGCAACTCCAGTTAAGTCTGTTATTGCAGTTGGTGCAAATGCAACTACTGTAAAGGCAGTTGCTAAGGATGCATCTGGCGTAACAGTTGGAGCAGGAACACTTTATGCTAACTCATCCGATGTTGCAACAGTATCTGATTCAGGTACAGCAGCAACAATCGTAAACGGTGAAGCAGTATTTACACTTACAGGTGTTAAGTCTGGCGGAGTTGCAGTTACAGTTAGAAATGCAGCAGGCACAATCGTATCTGCTCCAGTTTCTACTCGTGTAGAAGCAGCAGCAGCAACAGTTAAGTTGTCATTCGATAAGGCTACATACCTTCCAGGTGAAGCAGCAACTATCAAGGTACAGGTTCTTGATGCAGCAGGTCTTCCAGTATCTGGAAAGACACACGCTAACCTATTTGCTACAGGTGGAATCACTTCAACCTATGCATTTGGTTCAGGCTCAGATGTTATTACAGCAACATCAATTACAACTGATACAGAAACAGTAAAGTCATACAAGGTATTTATGCCATTGACAGAAAACACTGTAACAATCTCAGCAACTGGTGGATCATCTCTTCCATTAGCAGGTCAGGTTGTAGTTACAGCATCAGCAGTTGTCTCAAATGAAGCAGCAAAGGCTGCTACAAAGGCTTCTGAAGATGCAGCAAAGGCTGCTAATGCAGCAACAGATGCTGCTCTTGATGCGGTAAAGGCAGCAGATGCAGCAACACTTGCAGCAGAAAATGCTTCTGCAGCAGTTGCAGCACTTACAAAGTCAGTTAATACTGCACTTTCAAACCTCAAGAAGCAGTTGACAGCATTGACTGCTCTTGTTAATAAGATTCTTAAGAAGTAATTCTTAATAGTCCAACAATTAGGGGAGTCTAGCAATAGGCTCCCTTTTTTGTTTCATAAAATGATATAATAGGGTTATCAAACATCTCCGAAAGGATGGCCCTCTATTAGAAATATCCTACTAAAAAGTGGGTTGGTTGCTTTTTTGGTGGGTATTTGGCTAATCTTTAGTTCTGCAGAAATGGCTCATGCTGATGAGTTAACAGTGCAGGTATCTAACTCAGACACATCCACAGTAGTGATCAGTGCTGGTTCTACAGTAACAATTGAAAGCGCAACAGTCATTATAGAGGCAGCACAGACTGCAATAACTCAGGCTGAATCTGCCACGGCAGTCATAGAAACCCAAGCAGCAGCCATTACAAGCCCCACAGAGACCATTACAGCCACTATCACACAGGCTCAGACCTCTATAGTACAGGCTCAAGCAGTAGTAGATAGTGCTACTGTTGCTGTGGCTCAAGTTGATTCTGCTACCGCTTTAGTTACTGAGGCTGAAGAAAATGTTGAAATTGCTCAGATCGCAGTAGATTCACAAACAGTAGTAGTTGGAACAAATATAGGTTTAGTAGACTCTGCTACTGCAGTAGTAAATGCAAACACTAGTCCTGGTTTGACAATGACTGTTTATCATAACCCAGGAACAAATGCCTCTCCTGCAATGGGTGGAAATTTAGTTTACACTGGAACAGACACAAATGGTATTAATGAACAATGGGGTAGTAGTGGTCCAACAGTAAATGGTGGAACAACAACAATTACTGAAACTTTTGCAGGAAATAGGTTAAATACTAATATTGGTATTACAGTAAATGGAACTCCTGTATCAACTACAAACAATAATCAAGTATACATCGGATCAATTGGATTCCCTGGTCCTGGACAAGATCCTTCTTTAACACTTAGAGGTTCAACCGCAGATACCCTAATAACTCTGCCAGCAAATACAACCTCTGCAAGTTTCCAGGTTTTTGCTAAAAATGGTGATCATGATGCCGTAGTTACATATACTGACGGAACTACAAGCACTTTTAGTATTCAACATAATGTTAGCGAAACATATCCTAACTATGTGCACCAAGAAATAATTACTGCCCCTGCAGGAAAAACTATTGCAACAATAAACATTCCAGCAAACTGGGACTACTATGGTGTTGACAATGTGTCTGCAACTACTCAAATAACTACAACTGTTACAGAAGATTTTCAAGTAAGGTGGCAAGGACTTTGGACACCACAATATACTGGAACACAGTACATCACAGCATCAGCAGATGATGGTACTAGACTATATCTTGATGGAGAACTAGTTATTAATGACTGGTTTGATAAGGGTGGAGGAGGATCTACTGCTGATGTTCAGACTACTGCTGGAGTTTCTAAGACTTTAGATTTTTGGTATTATGAAAATGGTGGAGGAGCAGGAGTAAGTCTACTTAGATATAGTGATAACTTGGGATGGGCAGTTATACCTGGATCAGAGTTTTCAACATCTACTGCAACACCACAACAAATTCAGGCACTTAATACAGCACAAACAAACCTTGAGATTGCACAAGCCACACTAGATATTTTAGAGTCAGACCTTGAGACAGCAGAGGAAGATCTTGTTGAAGCAGAAGAAAATCTAGAGGATGCTCAAGATGAATTAAACTCAGCAATAATTGCAGTAACAAATGCGGTATCTTCAATGAATACAAATGTAACAGCAGCACAAACTTTAGTAGTACAAACCCTTGCTGCAGAAGAAGCAGAAAGAGCACGAATTGCTGAAGAAGCAAGATTAGCAGAGATTGCTAGACAGGCAGCAGAGGCTGCAGAAGCAGCCAGAATTGCTGCAGCACAGGCATATGCAGCAGAGCAAGCAAGTGCAGCAGCACAAGCAGCAGCAGCCAAGGCTGAGGCAGATCGTGTAGCAGCAGAAGAGGCTGCAGCACAGGCAGAAGCAGAAGCACAACAAGCAGAGGCAGATAGGATTGCTGCAGAAGAAGCAGCAGCAGAGGCACAAGCAGAGGCAGAAGCGCAAGCAGCAGCAGAGGCTAAGGCAGAGGCTGAAAGATTAGAGGCAGAAGCAGAGGCTGCTAGAGAGGCCGAAGAAGAAGCCAGGGCTGAAGCAGAACGACTAGAAGAAGAAGCAGAGGCTGCTAGACAAGCAGAAGAAGATGCTAAAGCAGAGGCTGAAGCAAAAGAAAAAGAATTAGAAGAAGCAAAGGCTGAAGAAGAAGCAGCACAAGAAAAAGAAGAAGAATTAAAAGAAATACTTGAAGAAGCAAAAGATGGCAAAGAATTAACTGAAGAACAAAAAGAAGTTGTTGTTGAGTCACTACTAGAAGATCTTAAGCCTGGAGAGGCTATCACTGCAGCAGCAATCGTCGCATCTGGAGTTTCATATGCAGATCTTCCACCATCAACACCAGTTGAACTTCGTACAGATGAGAATGGAAATGCTCTTGTAATTACTGCAGAAGTGGCAGCAAATATTGAGTTAGTTCAAGATCCAGGTGCATTACTTCAGGCAGCATTTACAGACCCAGGAGCAGCCCTGGCAGCACTTGGAAGTATCGGTGCTGATATGACTGATGCAGAAAGAGAAGAAGCCACAGACATGGTTGTGGCAACAGTTGTGGCAGCAGGAGCAGCGATTAACGCTGCAGCAGTAGCAACGGGTGGAGCAACAGGGGGAAGTACGGGTGGTGGAGG